ATGCGATCAAGGAAACGGGATATGCATTCGATCCGGCATACCGGCAGAAACTACACCGGCGGCCGTCCTTGAAATCCGCGGTGAGCCGTCTGGAGGCGCTACAAGACGACATACAATTCCAGGTTGAGAAATTGTATGCACAGGAGCAAGACACGTTCAGAGAGGGTTTAGGTGTCGCATACGAGGATGCATACTATCGGACGGTCTTTAATATCCAACAAGGATTAGGCTTCGGTTCTCCATTTTCTTCACTGGATATGAAAACGATAGAAAAAGCTGTATCGCAGAAGTGGTTGGGCGAAAACTACTCAGACCGCATTTGGACGGATAAAGATCGGCTGACTATTTCAATGGGGCAGATCATACCGCGCGGTATTGCGCTTGGGAACAATCCCCGCATCATCGGCAATGATGTAGCTGATCAATTGGGTGTTCGGCGGTCTTATGGTGAGCGGCTGGCGAGGACGGAAACAAATTTTATCGCCAACCAAGCATCGGTTAAGGCATACGAAGAGGCTGGCGTTGAGCGGTATCAATTCCTTGCAACACTTGACAATAGGACATCAGACATTTGCCAAGATTTGGACGGAAAGATATTTAAGCTATCTGAAAAAATGGTAGGGATCAATTTTCCACCAACCCACCCAAATTGTAGGTCAAGCCAGATTCCGTATTTTGAGCCAGACGAAATTGATTCCATGTACGACAAAGCACAGCGCATAGCTCGTAACCCAAAAACGGGAAAATCATATCTCGTTCCAGCGAGCATGACTTATCGAGAATGGGCGAAGAAGCACACCGACAAAGATTAGACATAAAAGGAGTATTACCATGGCAAAAGAAGCTGATTTCAGAGAATTAGAAAAGTTTTTCGATAATTGGACAAATGCTTATAATGATTTCGATACCTTTCTGAAAAACTTCCTGCTTGAACAAGGATTACGCGTCATAGCCAAAACAAAACCGCGAACGCCCGTAGACACCGGATCATTACGTAACATGTGGAGTGTTGGGGAAGTAAAAGCTTCAGGACAGAACTTGGAGGTTGAACTTATCAATAGTATGGAATATGCGTCTTTCGTGGAGTTTGGAGCGAGGAATGTCAATGGCTCGTGGCGGGAAGGTCGATTCATGCTTACAATTTCTATGGATGAAGTGTCCAGAGCCATGCCTGCCAGATTCAATCAAGCATTTACGCAATATCTCAAGAGCAAGGGCGCAACCTAATCTCGCGGCGCAGAATTATGCGCTCAATAAAATTAAGGAGAATTGATATGAAACGACAAGTAACCACAATCACCAAAGAATACGATAAGGAAGGAAATCTTATCAATGAAATCACCGAAACTACTCTGGAAGAAGATGATGGCTATATTTATCCACAACAACCCTATCAGTGGTGTCCACCAACCGGAAATCCGCTTGTCTCAACGTGTGAAGGTGCATGTAATTGCAATAAGGAGAATTGAATTATGAATGAAAAACAGAAAGAATTTGAGGCATTAGCAAAGCCGTTGATTAAGTTCCTAAATGACAATTATTGTCCGCATGTATCAGTCATCATAACGCCAGATAGTGCAGAGTTGTTAAGTGGCGAAATGGCGTTTTACACGGACGAATTTATAAAAGATTGAATTCGCCATCTGACTGATAGTTGTGTTTGGGGGAACGAAAAGCAATGGAAATATATAAGATTATTGCAGACAGAAAACCAAAAGAATGCCTATTGTGTCCTATTCGAAATACCGTTGAGGGACAATGTGGAAAGCGAAAGTTTGAAAAGCTTACAGGCGGTTGGGAGACAGAATATTTAGCACCGGATGATAGGTGTAAATTCGAAGTATTTGAAGGGCGTTTTACAAAGGCGGTGACAAATGAATAGCAAAAAACAAATTCGGAGAATCAAAAGCATATCAAACTGTTTTCGGTGTGGATGGAGAACACCATTAAATAACGCGCCAGAGGGATGCGTCCTTGAGATGAAGAACAAACACGAAATGATGAAAGATGGCTATAACAATTGTAATTGCGAAAGATATGTTACAGACATAAGGCTCGAAAAACATATAAAAGATATCATGGGCGATCGGTGCAACAGTAACGTCTTAGGAATATCCGACGATGATCTTGAAATGCTCAAAGATATCGCAACAACACATAAGCATCATGCCTACCACGGCCTTAGATTAGAGTGCGCCAGCGCAATCGAAATTAATGAAATTTTAGAAGTGCTGGCCGAGGCCATTGAAGATTGGCTCGGAGGCGGTGACAAATGAAACATGATTATCTATGCCCCGATTGCGGGAAGCGAATAGCAACCTACAGCGATGATGCCGAGAGCAAAGGTGTTTTTTGCTATTGTAAGCGATGCAGGCGCGAAATTGAAATAATTATAAAGGAGAGCCGAGATGAGCCAAACAGTATTCGAAATTGATGAAAAAATAAGGGAACTTCAAAAAACGAGATGCGAGCTAGTTAAAAAGCAAGGAAAGCCCGATGTATGCATATCACTACGTCGTGGTTGTAATGGTGAAATCGCTGCTGCTGAAATCGAAGTGTTTAGTGGGGAGTATAGCCCGATGTCAACGGATGAGCAGAGAAGAGCATTGAGTAGAAAAGAACCTTGGTTGTGCAGAAAAGAACCTTGGTTGTTGCGTAAATACGACATTGAGACCGGGAAAGAATATCGTACAATGGTTTCACTCCCTCTTGATGGAAATCCAGAAAGTTCAAGGACCAAAATTAAAGCAGAGATTGACAGATTGAAAAATCTTCTTGATAATGCCTATATTGAAATTGAAAATGCATTTAAAACCAAATAATCAGAGCCATCGAGCCATTCATTTCCTAATCGGAAGTGGGTGGCTTTTTTTATTTCAAAAATACGGGCGACGGCCCATAAACGGTAACGCTTTCGAAGCGGATGAAAGGATTTATTATGAGCGAACAGATATCAGCAACACCAGTAGTACCAGCAACACCAGTAACACCAGCTACACCAACGGCTCCAGCGCCGGTCACTATGCCCACACAGGCAGCCACAACGCCCGCCACCGCGGCAACGGTGGATATCGAACAACTTACATCACAGGCAGCCGCAAAAGCCACAGAGGCCGCAGAGAAGAAGATGGAAGCTGTTTTTAAATCTATGCTCCAGCAAAACGGAATGGATGCTGATTCAATCAACAAAATGACAGCCGAATGGAAATCCAAGCAGCAGACCCCGGAGCAAGCCATGCAGGAATTAACCGGAACAAACCAGACACTTACCGGACAGGTACAGGATTTACAGCGCCAGATAGCGGCGATTAGCAAAGGCATCCCTACCGACAAAGCCCCGAAATATTTAAAACTGGCCGAAAGCTATCTGGACAAAGACGGTGACTTTGAAAAGGCGCTTGATGCAGCTTTAGTGGATTTTCCAATTCAAACGCAGAGCGCCCTAACACCGGCTCCAGCCCCACAACTTCCCGTAGGCGTGTCAATCTTCCAGCAAGACGGAAGTAGAGGCGGCAGTACAGCAGTAGACCCTAATCTGGCCGCGTTTGCAAAGGGTGCGGGAATTGACGTAGCAAAAATAAAATAACAGGAGTGATTACAAATGGCAAACACAATCGAATTAGTAACAAAATATCAAGCAATAGTCGACCTTATTTATAAGGCCGATAGCATGACCGCCGGAATGGATGCGGCTATTCAGCCCGATTTCACCAACACGCCGGAGGTTAAATACTTACAGGTGTCGACAAAAGGATTCGGAGACTACAACAGAGAAAACGGCTATCCGAGAGGATCGGCAAAAGCTGTATGGAAAAATTTCCTGCTTGAAATTGAGCGCGGTGTCGAGCTTGGAGTAGACCGGATGGATAATGAGGAAACTCTGAATCTGACATTCGGCACCTTGATCGGTAATTTCACCCGCGAACACATGATTCCGGAATTAGATGCATACCGCTTTGCGAAATATGCCGCAAAAGGCGCGGGGAGCGTGGCCGGCGTGCTCGATCGTGACAACATCGTTGACGCAATCGACGAAGGAACCAGAAGTATGAACGCTGGGGAAGTAACCGCCGAGGGCAGACGGCTGTTCATTAATTCAGATTTGCAGCCCGCACTGAATCAGGCCCTTGACAGACGCTGGGGGAGCGACACAACAATTAACACCATTGCAAATCAGTACAACGGTATGCCAATTACCTATGTGCCGCCCGCAAGATTTTACACGTCCATTAACTTGAAGCCCGGCACGGGAACGGATGATTGGGGATTTGTTCCTAATGGAAGCCCCGTAAATTTCATGATCATTCAGCCGAACGCAATTGTGCAGGCTGTGAAACTGGCCGTTCCGAAGCTGTTTGATCCTGATGTGAATCAGGATATGGATGAATGGAAATACCAGTTCCGGCTGTATCATGATTGTTTTGTTTATGATAACAAGCTTACGGGCGTGTATACGCATAACAAGGGATCCATCTAAGGAGGCCGTGTATGATTTTTAAAATAAAGGTTACGCAAGGCTACAATGATGCGGAGCTTGACGGATGGGTCAGTAAAGGCGAGGAACTCGCCGTATCGAAAGAACGGGCGATAAAATTGCTCAATGCCCACGTCGCTGAAATAATTGACATTGAAACGGAGCAGGGGGAAACCCTTGCTCCTGCTGTTTCAGAAGAATCCACCAGCGATAATGACGTATACGAAGAGCAGCTTGCCGCCCTTGCCGCCGCGAACGGTATCGACATTTCCGGCAAGTCCCGCCGGCAGGTGGAGAATTTGCTTAAAAAGGCAGGTGTTGATTATGCTAAGTGAATTGAGCCGAAGACAGATAATTCAAAAACGGCAGGAGCACGCAGAAAAGAAAATCGAGCCTGAAAAAACAGCTGCGAAAAAGTCGAAAAAGGAAAGCATATTTGCGCCGGAAAGCGAGGCGGTTGCGGATGAGTTGTAAATATTGTTCAAAATCAATTGGCATTGGCGTGGGTATTGAAATTAATAAAGGTGCAGCGGATGGTAATTATCCGCAAATCGCAGTGATTCATCAGGCAAAAAATGATACACCGGGCATTGTTCTGATTAAAGATCACATGGCAAACGGATATTTTGAAATCAATTACTGTCCTATATGCGGCAGAAAATTGACAAAGGATGAGGTGACGGATGAGTAAACCGATAATTGAATTCAAGACACAAGAAGAACTTGACGCAAGTCTTGCCGAATGGCAGGAGCGTCTTTTTCTTTCGGACTGGATTATCAAGGCAACATTGTCAGACCCCGGCACACTGGCAATAAACGGCGAACGGGTGTATGGCATAAACGAGTATCAAGCGGCCATTAAAGTGGCGTCGGTAAGAATTGAGCGATTAACCGATGACACGAAAGACCGGATAGCAATAGGATGTCAAGAGTTAACATTGGTACATGAATTACTGCATTGCAAATTCTTATTTACGGACAACACGCCAAGTACCACAGAGGGTGGATTCATGGGGCTTGCAGAACATCAATTAATTGAACAAATGGCGAAATCCCTAATCATGGCAAAGTACGGGATCAAATTTGATTGGTTTAAGAATTTTTAAGGACGGTGGAGATTGATGAAAATAATCAAAGAGGGCGACAGAGCAAGAGTTTCTCCCACATATCGCTTTGAATGTTGCGCCTGCGGCTGTATTTTCGAATGCGAAGCCGAGGAATGCCGGCAATTATCTATCATCGGCGGTTCTGTAGCTTTGATTGCGAGATGTCCGACATGTAATAACGATGTGGAGGTGATGACTCGTGAATCTACTTGATATTGTCAAAACCCTGCTGGGAATAACGGACACTTCAAAGGACGCGATTCTGACGCTGTATATCGGCATCGTAAAGCAAAACATACTAAACACCACCAATCGCCAAGAACTGCCCGCAGCGCTTGAAGGTGAGGCCGCTATGATGGTCATGGATATGTATAGAGAGTTGTCCAATACAAGCGGCACGACGGGGAAGGCAACCTCAATCAGCGAGGCCGGAAGTAGCGTGAGCTTTGATACGACACAAGCGCAACTATGGGCAGAAAACCGCTTGGAGCAGCGAGAGGCGCAGATTCTTAGTTTTAGACTGCCGTATAGGATAACGGAAGGAAGGTGATGGTATGGCTGGTTTCGACTTCGGACAGATTGGCAACATTATTGGCGATTATATGGATGCCGATGAAATAGATGTTTACAGGGCGACATTGATTGAGTTGCCCGACGGCTCATTTGCCCCGAGCGATCCGAATGTGCCATTCTATTCCGGTATCAAGGTTCACATATCTTTTTCAGACGTTGATAATCCCGATCCCGTAGCGGTGGGCGCTGTGCCTATTATCCACGCTTTGCGCATTAATTGTGCCGTTGGGATAGATTTGCAAAATGCTGACAGAATCATAGCGCGCAAGATGGCGGTTGATGGCACAGTGCTCGAAACCTATGACGGTGTTATTGGCGCG